AAGCCCGTCTGTCCTGCTTGGTGTAGCCGTCAACCCAAACTTATATGGAGCATACAGATTGTTTATCACTCTGTAAAACTGTGATACCCGTGTGGGAGATCCGCAACAGTGCTGGCAGTTATGAACTAATACATCATCAGCAAAGTAGTTGTTATTGTCCTCTACTTCGATATTGTAGACATAACCATCTTCACACAATCCGCCAAATGTTCCATCACTTGTCTGTTCTTGAACCTCAACACTGTCCACCCTAACCCACTCAAAAAAGCATCTTTCTTCCTGTCTTGTTCCTGTCCGCAATAACTGCATAACATAATCACCACTCCTCAAATCACTGGCATTTACCCATTTACCGCTATCAGTGTAAAAAGGATGATTAGACGTTGCAACAATTTCTTTGCCATTGTTTAACTTCACTTTGACAATATCATGAGCAGTAAATTTGAACAGGTGCGTTACACGCTTATATTCAAATCTCTTATGCTCTGTATTGTATGACAACACTAAATCGCCGTCACGCAAATCTTTTATCGGCTTCTTTCCGTCTGGTGTGCTTATTCTTGCACTACTTGGCAAGCATTCATCCACAACTATCACTGCCCACTTATCACGATACAAACTCAAATCAAGTTTGCACATCGTCTGCACTGTGGCGAATGTAATGCCTTTGCTGATATTGACTTTTCCTGCGGATATTATGCCGAACATATCACTGTCACAATCAAAGCAGTTCTTAGCTCTCTCCATACTCTGATTAAGTAAGTCCTGCGTATGTGTGAGCCATAAGGTTTTTAAACCAAGCCTCGCTACACATTCAAGGGCTGTCTGAGTGTTGTGCGTGACTACAAAGCCATCTGTGATATACAAACTATCAGGAGAATTGACAGTTATACATCTTGATGTTATAGGATTACACGGCACAATGTTTTTAATTATTCTGTATGGCTTTGTGTAATGAGTTCTTTCGTGATACCTCATGCTATGTTTGCGGCTGGTAAACGGCATAAAGTCATACAACTTGAAATGTATTCTGTAACTATCTCTGCCAATAATCTTTTCGCCTTTGTATGTATATACTGGCTTTTTAACTCTGATTTTAGCAGTACCACCTAAACTTTGGATGATCTCCACAACATCTTCTGCAAGTTGCTTTGAAGCTGTGCTATACTCATAAATGCCTTTACCCCCGCAATATCCATCGGCATCAAACAAACCTTGTAACACGCTAAGTCTTACATTTGTTGAATTATATTTGTATTCATTTGGAACAAATTTTTCATAAGAATGCAACTTAGATAAACCTACACTATCAATTGCGTGTTTAATGTTGCCACCAACAAATCTCCAATCCCATTTGTTTTTGACTTTCATTATCTCTGTCGGATATTCATTGTGAACAATATCGGCTACTTTCTGCAATAAATCACTTTCAGCAATGGAAACCGAAATATCATCTCTAAAGCATCCATCTCCAATTAAAAAGCCTAATAACCAAGGATTTAAATGAACTTCTTTAGCCTTAAACTCAACAGGCTTTACAACAGGAATATACAACAAATCCTGCCGTTTAATATTCTTATATTGCTTATATATTTCCTCTGCTGATACCGTCCACCATTTGCCAGGATTATCAACTCGTTGTGTTTGTTTCTGAACAGTCCACAAATGGTCTTTATCACACACGATTCCAGTGTTATCACTGAATGTTATTTTATATGCAGGGACTTCGCCTTTATCATATATTCCAGTAACTTGATAAGTCTTGCCGTCAGAACCTATAACATCATCGCCTACACGCAAAGAACCGTTCAGCTTAAAGCCATCGGGAGTATAAATTTTTGCGTTTAACGGCAATCCTTTGCCCCCTCCGCATGGCATTACAACTACTCCGTTTATTGCTTTTATCATCTTGTTTACGGCTGTTTCCTGATAGTCATACAAGTTTATGGTGCTCTTGTAATCCACACTGTAACTGCTTATGGGCGGGTATTTCTCCCACATATGCGGTGCTTTACCCAGTCTGTTCTTAAACCCATACGGCACTACAAGCCTGTCTCCGTTACGCTCATACAGATACAGCCTTTTTGGTATATTGCCTATCCACTTTCCTAACCTCAATGCAGTGAGATACTCGGGATTGTCAACTACCAATTCATTCTCACACAATCTCCGTATTTCAGGTGTAGGTTCAAAGATTTCAATGCTGCTCCCTATATATAGCTTCATACGATAACGCCCTCATAGTCTGTTTTACATCCACACATCTTGTATTTAAAATCAGACAGCTCACTGATTTTCACAGACTTAAATTCTTTCAGATACTCATAATACAAAATCTTGATATTACCTTTATGCTTTATTGCTATGATCGGCTGTGTGTTCTCACATCTTAACCACCGTTCAAAAGCAAATATCTGATTATCCTCTAACCTGCTGATGCTAAATACATCGCTTTCACAGGTTTTACAGTCAATAGCATATGCTTTGCATTTTTTGACTGCTATGATATCAAAAGGCTGTGCGCCGCTTCTGTCAGGGGATATAAAATGCACCCAATACCCTATTTTTGCAAGCAACTCGCACAGCTCTCTTTCAAACTCTGTTCCAAGTCTTTTGTTATTCATTGACATCCTCATAGAACATAAAGTCAGAACCTATGAAATTATCACATTTAAAAAGGCTATGAAACATCAATCTTATGCAGCTGCTTTTTGGTAAGCAATCTATACCCTGAACAATTGTTGGCTTAAACATATTCGGATGTGCAATATCGCAATATCCACCAACGCATCCAACAATCCGTCCTCTGAGAGCCAACACAAATTTCATGCAACGATAACCACTGTCATGTATATCTTCTGTCGGAACTATTATGACCTCATTAAATAAGTTGTTCTGACCAAATTCTTCCATCGCTTGAAATTCTTCAAGTGTTATCTGAGTTAAATCTTTCATTCTGCATCACTCCCATATATAATCTTCAATAAGATTATTACCATATGAAAGCCCGTAGTCTATTTCCATTCCATGAATAACTTTATATACTTCCTCTTCTGTGTATAGCCTGTTCCCATCATCATCTGTAAAAAAATCTTTATCTTCTGATATTTCATCTTCTAATTCTAAAATTTCTAACTCATGTGAAATTTCAGAATTTGCATCTCTTATACAAAAGCAATAATTCGGGCGATTATTCTCACCATTATTAAAAAACCTGTTTTTCCTGACGTATATTCTAACAGCTCCTTCAAATTGCTTTAATTCTGATAGATTAAATACAGCAGACTTAAAATAATGACAGTCGCTTTGCCACCATAAGCCTTCCCAATTAGTTTGTTTTCTGTCAAACGTTTTCATCTGTTTCCTCCTTTGGCGGTTCAGGGAGATATTGCCAACACGTAACCTCTTTGTCTCCAGACATCCAAATATCGCCATTATCTATACTAAACAGACCGTCATGATATTTCCCACTTCTTACTACCGAATAGGTTGGCATATGAATTGCTACAAGAACACGACTACCTTCATCGGGTAATCTGTCTTTTGTACTTATCCATGTGACTTGCTCTTTCAATTTATTGTAATAATCTTTATCTACCATTATAGTATCGTCGTACATTGTTAGTCATCCTCACGTTCAGGTGGTTCGGGCAAGGGCATCCAGTGGGTGACATATTCATCCATTATTCCCACCCCCAACCAAAAATGTGCCTTATCGTGCCCTTTTGCTTTGCCATATCCATACGCTCTTACATCACCAAATGTTGTAGCACATATAACTAATTCAAAATCTTGTGTTATGGGATTTATTTTCCCAATAGGCAGCCTGTCCTTGACAGAAATCCATTCATACTTCTTTAATTCCTGTTCCAAATTGTGTATGCGTGTCTGCTGCATACGTTTGAACATTGCATCACTCATTCTGTATCACCTCACGAATGATGAACTGTGTACCAATGCCAACCGCCATATTCGCAGTGATGATAACCAACACAGTAATTATCCATCTGAGTTACAAGCCAATCCACATCATCGTCTGGCTCTTTCCAGTCCTCGCGACCTTCTTCATGCTCGGTATGTGTGAAAGGCTCACGGCAAGCAAAGCCAATGTCCCAATCGTCAAAGTTAAACCCCGCTTTCCACAGTTCATCATAAAACGGGTCTTCCCAATACTTTTCAGGACATTCCCTGCCAAGGATTTTGTAAACATCCTCAACTTCTGAAAAAACTTTAATGTCCTTCATTTCTGCCTCCAGTATTTAACTGTAATTCCTCTTTCGGAAAATGGTATCATCAGTGTGTCAAGCCATTCTCTCTTACTGCCATACATCTTGCAATAGGCAGGACCTATATAAACATTTCGGCTTTCATCCACACACAGCACTTCTACCTTATTATCCCATTCAGGCAGCTTATCATTAACATATATCCACATCTTCTTCCTCGCTCTCTGTGCTTATTTTATCCAAGTCTCCGCTCAGATACAAGCACATAGTCTCAATGACTATAAAATTGATTATAGTCTCCAAGTCATCAAAGCTAACATCCCTATTGTCTTTCTGCCCTGCTGTCTTTTGCATCATCATTTTCCGCAATATTTCACAGTTTTCTTTCAGTACGGGTATATTTGACTTCTGACCGCCGAATTGCAGAAATTGCCACATCATATCAAACTGTTTCATATCTTCTTGTACCTTATTGCAGATGTCTGTACTTGGGACATATCAAACAGCTCCTTGAACTCACCGCTTGCAACTGCAAATCCGTATACTTCTATCAGAAATGCCATAAATGCAGCCGGGTCTTCAAATCGAGAAGCTCCCGCATATCCGCACTCTTTCCCATGCCTTACAAGCTCTATCCTTACAGCTTCCATATTCAGAAGCAGCATCTTTATCTCTTCCTCAAAGCCGTGTGAAACTCCCGCCTGCACAAGCTCATCACCCACAGAAATGAACCGATAAGACATATCTTTATCACACGTCAAAATCACCGTTGCGTATCGCTTCTATAATATCATTTACTTTCATAACTTCCTCCTTTTAATCTTTGCGGGGTGTTTCCACCCCGCTATGGCATAACATTAGAACGGCAAATCGCTTTCTTCTACCTTGACTTCCTCAAAGCCATCAACACCACTCGGCTCTTTCCAAGGCGGCAAATCGCCCTGCTTATCAGCTTTGATAAAGTAACTAAGTCTTGTGCGTGTCGGGTCATTCTTATCCTTTGCTACCACACACGCCCCTACTTTACCGATCCAGTTGGAGAACTTGAAGTCGCCCTCCTTGATGTCCTTAAAGCCGTCAAAGAACCCTGTGAGCATTCTGTTAGTGATTTCGGGGCGGTCGTTAAGGAATACAATGTAGTAATACAGTGTCGCATTGATGCCGCTCACATCGAACTGAAACGCAAGCATATCATTGCCAGCCTTTGACTGTGCGGCTTCCACACTCTTCACCCTTATCCTGTGCTTACCCTCAGGAACCTGTTCAAAATCCTGTGTTTCTTCTCTCTGATACTGCCAACTCATAATTAGTTTTCCTCCTTGTTATTTACTACATCAATGGTGATCTTTGTGTTAGGAAACATTGCCGCCATAATGCCAATGATTGTCTGGACATCTTCAAAGTCAGTTGTCTGCCCTTCGATGGCTTCTGTCCTCGTATAATCAACCATCTTCCCGCCCTTCTCGTACGGGTCATAAATTGACTGCGTGATTTTTATGTTGTACTTCATACAACTACCTCCTGAAATCTGAAAATTCCTCTACCAAGCAGCCTTTGCGGCTGTCAATTTGGTTCTTTGCATAAATGTTCTGCATGGCTTCAAGTATTATGCCGTGTGTGCCATCCTGCTTCACCATTATCTTGCCCACAACGTCACACAGTCCGCAGATGTTATCCACAATCTTCTGTGATATCTTCGGGATAAGCTGTGAGTATGATGTGCCATCAGGACTTACTATCTGCCGCACATCTTCCCACGCTGTCCATATGATGTTTACGCCCAGCAGCTTCATATACCGCAGACTATTCACCAGCTTAAACTGCATATACTGATAATCTGCCTGCGCAGGAACGCCCTTGTTCTTGCCTTTCGCTCCAAGGTCACTCAGTATGCACCGCTCCAGCTCGCTTATGTTGTCCACAGCGATGTTCTCATACGGCAGCTCACCTGCTTCTTTCATCTGCTGCAACTCCACTATCGTCTGTGTCCAGTCGTCAAAAGTGTTAATGGTGTCAACCTTGTGACTGTCGATCTTGCTGATGTCCTTGACTATCTCCTTCTTTGCAAGGGTCTTGTCAAGTGTGCGGTCAATGTCAAGCACCAGTGTACGTCCCTCGCTCCTCTCAGCTATCAGACCTATGGCTGTACTCTTACCGACCCCGGGCGGACAATACAGCAGAGCTGTGTACGGCATATCGTTAGAAATGCTGTCCTGAACCTTTGCTATCTTCATACGGCTCTCTCCTCTCAAATCCTATGTACTGCTGCTGTGGGTCATAGTTGTGGCATATCGGAGCATACTCACACTTACCTCCCCACGCATTGCAGTGACACGTGTTTCTGTAAAAATCATCTTTTTTAGTTGCGTTGTGGATGTTATAGAAGTCCTTCTTCAACCGTCTCGAAAATTCGTCTATTTCCTCTTGTGGAATGCAGATTTTAAGCATCCGTATCTTTTGCTGTGTATCTTCTGCATACCACTCAAAGCATCTCTGTCCAAATTCCTCTGTCGTTTCTGACTGTTTCTGCCGCAGTGTAGGTTTCTTGCACAGTGTGTAATATGCGGTGTTCACTTCTGATGCCAGCATATATGCAAGCAACTGCTCATTGTACTGCAAGTCAAACTCATATTCATCAAGACTTGCAGATGTGGTCTTGTGCTCTATTATCGCTCCGTCTGCTTTTCCGTCAAGCCTGCCTACAAGAACTTTGTTATATCCCAAGTTCTGCTCAAACCACACCTCAGGCTCAAACTTCGGCATTTGAGGATATATGTACTTGTAGTAAGCATTAGCCATAGCAGTTTCTTTATCAACAATTTCAGGCACAGTGCCATCTTTTGTTATCTCTTCCACATATGCATGATATGTGGAGCCCACGCCTAATGCCTCGGACCGCTCGGCAGGGACAATGTTATACACATACCGCAGCTGATATGCACGCCTGCACGCCTTGAACAGCTTTATAGCTGATATTGATAGCCTCATTCGCCATCATCATCCTCTACTGTGTACCCGTCCTTGCTGAGGATGTTTGTGATCTTGCCTCTTGTCAGCTTTGACGGACTTGACCCTACTGTTTCAAGGTTGTAAATCGTTTGCTGTGTGCATCCACACAGCTCTGCAAACTTCTTCATAGATAAGTTGTATCTTATCCTGTATTGCAGAATAGCTTCACCCAGTTTCATTTTTTTACCTCCTTTAAAGTTAAAAACATAGTGGAACATAAGACAGGATTTGAACCTGCATCTGCGGATTACCAGTCCGCCGTTTTGCCTATTAAACTACCTATGTATTGGTGCAGAGCGTGGGAGTTGCACCCACAGGAATAACAGCTTCCTCAACTGTTCTCTGCATATGCTCGTCTTTCCGAGCTGTCACTTATTTGTTATCGTACAATCATGTTATAAAACGGTCGGCTCTTCCACCCGACTGACACGCTGCCAGCTTGCGATTGGTTTCATTCTCAGTTCAAAAGTGACTGAGTGGGCATGGTTGGGATAACAGGATTTGAACCTGCGGTCACGGAGTCAAAGTCCGTTGCCTTACCTCTTGGCTATATCCCAAGGCGTTGTTTTTCTGTTGTTGTATATATTCTACCATATATTCTGACCGTTGTCAATAGGTTTTTAGAAAAATTTTGCTGATTTGGTTATTTTTAGCTATTTTACACAATTTTTAGTGCCCTGTTTTATATATATTATATATATATTATATATATTTACTCTTTTTTATATAAAAAGAGTAATGTAGAATGTACATAAAGGGGCAAAAAAGAAAAAAAGAAAAAATAAAAAATAAAAAAATTTATAGGAAGTTTTTGAAAAACGGCTCATTATGTACATCCTACATTGAGTTCCTACATAAAAAAGCAGACCCGTCAAAGGTCTGCTTTATCTCATATTTCAGATAGCTTTCTCATAACACCATTATAGAGGCTTGAATTTAGTATTGAGATTGTGGACATTAACTCATCCATTACCGCAAGTACAGCGTTCGTGTCTTTCCCTTGTATCTTCATACCAAATTCACTGTCGCTTATATAATCAGCCTGTGGAGGCGGCGCGTATGAGTATATGGGCTTTTTTTCTGCTTGCATATGTTCAAGTATGATGTAATAGGCGGCAAGCTTTATGCAGGTATTGGCATTCGGGTCACGGACACCTTGACATTCTGCAATAGCTTGTTTTAAGTCTTGCTCCGTTATCACGGGCTACACCACCCTTATATTACATCTGCTCTATCTTCTGGATAAACCGCTGAAACTCTTTCTTTGTCTGCTCATCAGGCGCATCTTCCATAAGCTCACGAAGTTCCTGCGCCATATCATCCACAGCCTGAGAATAGCCGTCACGGCTATATCTGCCCATACTATCACGGCGAGCATATCTGCCCCGTCCTCTTGCATAAGAATTACCGCCACGATAAGAGTTACCACCTCTGCGATAATTGCCGCCGTCAGCATTGCTATACTCTTCTTCATAGTCTTCTATGATTTTACAAAGGTTCTTGATCGTGTGTGAAAGTTTATCCACAACATCAAGAGACCCGGAGGACATCTCGCCTTTTCTGCCGTACTCTTTCAGCTCCTTCAAGAGCATTTCTTTGAGTTCATAAAGTTCCTGCATTGTTCACCTCTCCTTTTAGGCAATTCTGTTTATTACCAAGTTCGCATTCTGCACCTGTATTGTAGGCGTTGGCACCGTTGCCGCATCTTCTGCGGTTCCGTCCACATACCTTACTGCAAGGCTAAAGCAGCATCCCTTTGGCACTGTAATAATAGCAGTGCTTGTCACATTGCCGTATGTATCAACAGCGGCAGGAACGAATATCGCTCTGCTTGTAGGCCTTGTCTCGCCATTAACACTGAGAGCAACAGCAATAGGAGTTACTTCTCCGCCTGTGGGAATAGCTATGTTTCCGTTAAATGTGACTTGGTATCTTGCAAAACAGTTGTTGGTAACACCACGGAGAATAAAAATCCCTGTTTCATCTTCATGATAAACACATCCACGATTGCAAGGGATAGAAGCTGTGAACACAACAGGGGCGTTAAGTGCTACACTCTGTTCA